GGAATCTTCCTGCTGGTCTTCTTCGGCACCTTCTTCACGGTCATGTACCTCGCCGTCGGGGCCATGTGGTACAGCGAACACAAGTCCTACGCCGAGGCTCAACTCGCCACAGCACAGCGCCTTGACCAGCGCGGGTGGGGCAAGCGTGTCGAGGAGTGCCGGGAGGACGCACGCAACTACATGGACCGGGCACGCCGCTGGTACGCCTGGCCCCTCATCAGGTTCGTCGAGATGCAGGAGGCCCGCCGCGAACGGAAGGCGCGCATGGACGCCTTCATCAGAGGCGAAGACTGATGACAGCCGCCGACCGTGCCGCACGACAACGCCGCCTCGAACAGGACGGTCACGGTCAGAAGATGGACGACCTGTACGCCCACATCGAGGAAATCATGGCGCAGGGCATCCACCCACAAGCAGTGGAGGAAGACGATGAGTGAGAGGTTCCACTACGGGCGCGCCTGGTCCGGGACCGCCATCGAGGACGACTGCCCCTGCGGCAAGGCACCCTGCGGCCTCGTCGACTCGTCACGGGTCCACCCGACCTGCCCGCAGCACGCCATCGGCGCAGCCAAGACCATCCGTCAGATGCACTACGCCGACCAGTGCGGAGGTCCCGATGGCGACTGACATCAAGATCGACGTGATGGAGTTGGGGGCCGTCCTCCCCGGGGATCAGATCGCTGACGCCGGGGACATCCTCCTCACCTTCGGCGGGAAGGTGTACCTGCCCATGTCCCCGGCTGAGGCCATCGAACTCGGCAAGCAACTGATCCGCCTCGGTCACGTCGGCCGACGGCAACACAAGAAGGAGTGGTCCGAGTGACCGTCAAAGTCAGGCTGGGACTGGCCGGGTTCGGTGAGTCCATCACCAACGGGGAGCAGACCCACATCTGCGACCAGGGGGACACGGTGTTCACCATCGCCTACCCCACCGAGGAGGGGGTCAGCGCGCTGGTGTGGCCGCTCCACCCGGGTGAGGCGTTCTGGCTGGGAACAGCGTTCCTGCGCCTCGCCATTCGTGGGAAGATCAGCAAGACGTTCCAGCGACACGTACACCTGGGGGACTGATGGAACTCGTACTCGTACAGGTCGACGAAGCGACCTACATCAACCCCCACGCCATCCTCATGATCGAGGGCATCGCTGGGGATACACGCATCACGTTCAAGGACAGGCCGGGGTACGTCATGATCGAGCGCCCCGTCACCGACGTCCTGAAGGCACTGGAGGGAATGAACCGTGGCTAGGCAGCGGCTCGGGATGGCAGCCAAGTCGAAGGTCGTGTCCGCACGCATCACCCCGGCAGAGGAGGCGGTGCTGACGGCCAGGTTCGGCAGCGCCCCCAAGGCTGTCCGGGCGTTCGTCGATCAGGTCATGGAGAACGAGGAGAGCAAGGATGCCAGCGGTACGGATTCATGAGTCGCTGAGGTCGCTCCTCGTCCCCATCGACTCGGTGCGCCAGCACCCCGACAACCCCAACAACGGGGACGTGGACATCGTGATCGAGTCCATCCAGGTGAACGGGTACGTCAACCCGATCATCGTGCAGGAGGAGACCGGGTTCATCGTCGCCGGGAACACCCGGTACGCGGCCATGCTGGCGCTGGGCCAGACGGCCATCCCCGCGATCAAGGTGCGCCAGACCGACGAGGGAGCCAAGCGGTACCTCGTCGCGGACAACCAGACGGCCCGCCTGGCGCGCATGGACGAGTCCCAACTGGCGACGATCCTTCAGGAGTTGAAGGAGTCGGACATCGGGATCATCGGCACCGGGTTCGACCAGAACTCGATGGAGGACCTGCTGCTGCGGGTGTCGTCCCCTGACATGCCTGACGGTCACGGGTACGGGGGGCCGCAGCCGTTGGGTATCTTCCAGGTGGTCATCGAGTTCGACAACCAGGACGATGCCGAGTCTGCCGCGTCTGAACTGCATCACATGTACGCCAACGTCAGGTCGGTGGCCCTGTGAGCCAGTCCTCGCAGTTCTCGCGGATACCTCCAACCGTCATCCCTGACTGGCTGTTCGACAGGTGGGAGAGCGAGGCGAAGGACAACGAGGAGGAACTCGAACGCTTCCACCGCCACTTCATCCGCGCCACGCCGACCATCCACCAGGAGTCCCTCGACCGCATCAATGAGTTCTGGAGGAACCGGTGAGTCAGCAGCAGCACATCGTCGTCTCGGACAGGTTCATCGAGTACATCCGGGACCACCTCCAGGATGACCCGGACTACGAGCGGGTCATGCCGGGACTGGTCGCCGCCTCCCAGCAGCGGGTCATTGACCGCATCAACGAGTTCTGGAGGAACCGGTGAGCCAGCCTGAGCCGCAGCCCCTGAAGGGGAAGAAGGACCTGGAGAAAGCCATCGCCACCGGGCGGGACTTCAACAAGGACCTCGACAAGCCCCAGGAGGAAGGTGACACCGAGACCCGCAGCGAGGCAGCCGTCGCGCTGCGCATCGGTGGGGCCTCCTACACGGACATCGCCCGCACCCTGAAGTACAGCAGCCCGTTCGTCGCCCGCCAGGCAGTCGAGCGGGCGCTGGCGAACAGTGCGGCGGACGCCCATGAGGACCGGGAGCGGCAGAGGCAACTCATCTCGCGCCGGTTCGACCGGCTCCTCCAGTCCGTGATGGGCAAGGCCGTCAACCCCCGGGACCCGGACCACCTGGCGTACAACCAGGCCGCGTTCCGCATCATCGACCGTCAGGCGAAACTGTTCGGTGTCGACGCCCCGCAGGAGTCGATCATCTACACCCCGCGCCAGGAGGAGGTCGAGCGGTACATCGCTCAGATCACGGCCCTGGCCTCGAACGGTGAGGGCGAGGAGGCGGACATCCTCGACGTCGAGGGCGAGTGGGTGGACGAGGAAGGTGAGCCGGAGTGAGCGACCTGGGGCCGATCATCTTCATCGCATTCATCGTCGTCGCCGTCATCGCACTGTTCTGGGACTGAGGAGCCATGCCCAACATTCACGGCGTCCTCCAGGGAGCCACCGACCCGTCCCAGCCGGGGTGGCAGGACCGGGTGCTGGAGAGGGTCCGCGCCAGACAGCGCAAGCAGATGGACTCGCGCCGCAAGGCCGGTCTGACCATCCGGTTCGACATGCCGTTCCGGCACCTCCTCGACGAGGCTGCGCACCGCAGGGGCATGAACCTGTCCGGGTACTGCCGTCGCGCCATCGCGGCGTTCGTCGCCCGGGACCTCGGCCTGCCGTTCTCGTACGTCACGCAGAACTTCGCGAAGCCGCTCCCGTACGGGCAGATCGTCCCGCTGGAGCGCGGCACGAAGACCGTGGACGACGGCGAGGGGTGGGGAGACTGGGTAGTGCGCTAGTCTGTCCTCGCGGCCCCGGCCTAGATAACCGGTAGCCGCCCAGCCTCACCCCGGCCCAACCCCCTGTTGACAATGCGTCGTCACTGGTCAAGGGCCGGGGTGTTGTGCATCTGTCAGACGTCTGACACAAGAAAAACCCCCAGGGTCAGCACTCCCTGGGGGTTTCTCCACTCCCGCTTCCAAGTCACCGCACACCACTGTGGTTATTGGAACTGCAAGCATACCGCGCCGCGCCGAATGGGAATGACTGGCAAGTAAAGTGCCAGGTATGAGAAGATCGCACCATGAAGGCGCGGTGGGAAGGTCGATGCGGCCGGTGTGGACTCATGTTCCGCATCGGTGAGCAGGTGACCGATCGGTTCGGAGCCATCTGGCACACGGCCTGCGCCACCAAGTACATCCAGGCCAAGGCATCCCTCCGGGCCAGCGGCGTACGGATAGTCTCCTAGCCATGGCTGACCTTCCATTCGACCCGGAAGAGTTCAAGCGGTGGGACCCGAAGACGCAGGAGCGAGTCGCGTCTGCGCTGGAAGCCGCACTGAACTCTGAGCGCCGCGCCTGGTACTGCAAGCGTGGCCGCTCATGCGACGGCAAACCCCACGACGGGTACAACTACCCGCACGCCCGAGGGGACCAGTGGCCGCCGCCCGGGTCAGAGTGGCTGGTCTGGCTCGCCATGGCAGGACGAGGCTGGGGCAAGACCCGCTCCGGGTCCGAATGGACCAGACGCAAGACGGAGCGGGTCTCCCGGTTCGCCCTCATCGGCCCCACCGTCTCCCACGTACGAGACGTCCTCGTCGAGGGAGAGTCAGGCATCATCCGCATCTTCGAGATGGCAGGCAAGAAGGTCGAGTGGGAGCCGTCCAAGCGGAAGATCACCTGCCCCAACGGTGCGCTGATCTACACCTACTCCGGTGAGGAGCCTGACCGACTCCGTGGACCCGAGCATGGCGCAGCCTGGCTGGACGAACCTGCCCACATCCCCCTCATCGAGGCCCTGTGGGACAACCTCCTCCTCGGCCTCCGACTCGGACGCCACCCGCAGATCATGTGTTCCACCACCCCGCTGCCGACGAAGTGGATGAAGGTGCTGGTCGAACGCCCCGACACCATCGTCACGCGCGGTGCCACCTACGAGAACCTCGACAACCTGTCCCCGCTGTTCCGCCAACAGGTCCTGGAGAAGTACGAGGGCACCCGCCTGGGCCGTCAGGAACTTCACGGTGAAATCCTCACCGACGTCGAGGGTGCCCTGTGGTCCTGGGAAATCATCGAGGACAACCGCGAGTTCAACGTCGATTACCGGGACCTGACCCGCATCGTCGTCGGCATCGACCCCTCCGGCACGTCGTCCAAGAAGCGTGACGAGACGGGCATCGTGGTCGTCGGTCAGCGCGAGAACCACCTGTACGTACTGGAGGACGCCTCCGGTCACTACACACCGGAAGCCTGGGCGGCGAAGGCGTGGGAGATGTACGACAAGTACGAGGCGGACAAGATCGTCGCGGAGAAGAACTACGGCGGTGAGATGGTCCTGTCCACGCTGAGGAACTCCCGGTTCAACCAGAAGGGCAGGCGGGCCGACGACTCCGCTGCGTCCCTGGTCCACTCCCGTCGAGGGAAGGCGCTGCGGGCCGAGCCGATTGTCGGCCTCTACGAGCAGGAGCGCGTCCACCACACGTCCCAGTTCACGGACCTGGAGGAGCAGATGACTCAGTGGGTGCCTGGCACCGCTGACTCCCCCGACCGTGTAGACGCTTTGGTCCACGCCTGTACGGACCTCGCCAAGCCCGATCAGGTTACGTCCATTGCGACACCCTCTAGGACCCCGCTGCGTTCACAACCTGGGTTGCGCTTGATTCCCGCGCTACGCTAACGCTTGTGATGCCAGTCCTTACCATCCTCGCAGCCGTCATCGTCGGGATAATGTCCGCTGCGAGGCTGACCCGACTGGTCACACAGGACTCATTCCCCCCGGCTGCCTGGGCGCGGATCACCTGGGACAGGATCACGAACGACGGACCCTGGTCCACCCTGTTCCACTGTCACTGGTGCTTCGCCCCGTACGCCACCGCCGTCGTCCTGGTGTGGGGATGGCTCACAGACCTTCAGCCCGCATGGTGGCTGGTGAACGGCTGGCTGGCCGCCTCGTACGTTGCGTCGATGGTGGTCGAGCGTGATGAGGTTGGAGACTGACGATGGCACGCATGAAGCGGACAGCCGAGCCGGAGGTGGCACCGAGCAACTCGCTCGTCGCCTCCGCAGCCCGTATCCAGACCGCCAAGGACTACGGGAAAATCTCACGCCTGGGGGAAGCGTGGCAGGACGAGGCATGGGGCTTCTACGACACGGTGGGCGAGTTCCGCTTTGTCGCAGACTGGGTGGGCAACATGTTGTCCAAGGCCACCCTGTTCGCGACTGTCATGGAAGGCTCGAACCGGGAGCCGGTCACCGAAGGTCCGGCCAAGGATGTCATCGACGAACTCTTCGGAGACCTCGAAGACAAGGCTGAGATTCTCCGCAACATTGGCATCCACTTCACCGTCGCGGGTGAGTGCTACGTCGTCGGTACCGTCGTCGATGAGGAGCCGATCTGGGAGGTTGTCGCCTCCACCGCCCTGAAGGGCAGGAAGTACAAGGAGCGGATCATCTGGACTATCGACGGGGAGACCGTCGAGTCCGATGAGGACATCCTCGTCATCCGCCTCTGGCGACCCCACCCCAAGAAGAAGTCCCTCGCCCACTCCCCGTCACGGGCGATGCTTCCCATCCTGTCGGAAATCTTCAAGTTGACCGAGCATGTCTCCGCTCAGGTCGACTCCCGCCTCGCGGGCGCAGGCATCCTCCTGATGCCGTCCGAGATGTCCTTCCCGCCGCCGCAGACACCGGACGGCGCGCAGGTCGTCAACGCCTCCACGGCACAGGGCCTCATGGACAAGATTCAGGAGGTCATGGCGACAGCCATCTCCGACCGGGGAGACGCCTCCGCTCTCGTCCCCATCGTCATCACGGCACCGGCTGATGCCATCTCTGCCGTGAAGCACATGACGTTCTGGACCGAACTCGACGCGCAGGCTGTGGAACTGCGCTCCGAGGCGATCCGACGTCTGGCGCTGGGCATGGACATCGCACCCGAGGTTCTCCAGGGTGTCGCTGAGGCGAACCACTGGTCCGCGTGGCAGGCCGACGAGTCCGCCATCAAGGCGCACACCGAGCCGCTGCTGAAGATCATCACGAACTCGATGACGCACGGGTTCCTCCGGCCTGTCCTCCGCGAGGAGATGGACGCCACCGAGGCCCGGAAGTACGGCATCGGTGTGGACACGTCCGAGATGCGTGTCCGCCCGAACCGCTCCAAGGAGGCCCTGGAGATGTACGACCGGGGCGAGGTCTCTGCTGTCACCCTGCGCCGCGAGGTCGGGTTCGACGAGAGCGAGAAGATGGAGGACGAGGAGCGTCAGCAGTGGTTCCTCCGCAAGGTGGCCTCCGGGTCCACCACGCCGGAACTGGTCGCTGCCGCCCTGAAGGCGCTGGGGGTCCCGATCCCTGAACTGCCTGCCTCCACCATCGAGGGCGAGGTCGGGCAGGAGGCGCGCCCCACCCCGTCCCTGCTGGACCACCCCGAGCGGGACATCCCCGACCGTGAGGTGTCGGAGCGCCGCAAGGAGCAGCGCGACCTGGCACCCCTGGTGGCCGCGTCCGAGATGGTCGTGTTCCGTGCGATGGAGCGGGCCGGGAACAAGTTGAAGAACCGGTTCCAGACCAAGCCCGAGGGTGTTAGCGCGTCCTCGCTGTACATGTTCACGCCCGTGAAGACGAAGGACCTGGACTTCCTCCTGGACGACGCCTGGGGGAACGTCGGGACCATCGCCCACCGGTACGGGGTGG